TATGCTGCGATAACAGCAGCTTTCTTGTCATCATCCCACGCCATATTGCGCTTCCTTCTTGTTGTTGATCGAGACCCTGGGCAAGAACCCCGGGATTCCAGTTGTTGTAAATAAAATCGGTCGCCCATTGGTTTCCTTAATTATGAACGATTATTATAGCGAATTTTAACATCGCTGTCAAGAATTATTTTTAGATAGGTGCGCCGACAATTTCTGCTTCAGCAGCTATCTGTCTTTGCTCTTCGTACCAGTCTTGCATTTCTTCCCAACGAAAGAACTGTTGCGCTTCATAGCACCAAAAAATTGCTTGATAATAAGGATCGTTACTTCTATCCAGTCGTGAGTTCAAAGGATACTCCTCGTCGTGTAAGTTCATTTCTCACCTTCTGCTTTATCTTTGGCTTTGAAGCTCCGCTCTCTAAATAATCGAGCAGCTCTTGTGTAGGCATAGCGTGCATGTAATAGTGAACAGTTTGAACTCCACCACCGCGCTTGCGTACTTTTGTTGTTGGTCTAAATTTTACTGGCATTCTTACTCCTATAAGTTTTCTAAGTTAATTCCGTACTCTTCCAAGTGGGAGAGCTTTCCTAAATCGTAGGCCAGAGCAAAGGCGTAAAAGCCGCCGGTATCTGGCATATCCCATAATTCTGCATCTGTAGATGCTTTTTGTCGAACATGAATACTATAGCACTCACACCCATATTTTTCTATATAATCAACTGTATTCAAGCCTGATCGACTATCTTGATAGTCTTTTGACATATGTCGATCTATAACTGCTGGAGCATGGTGGTTTGCAGACCATACAACTTCTCCAACTGTAAAAGATTCGGCAACACACTCATCTGGAAGAAAGTATTCTTGTTTACGATCTTCTACCTTTGTAGGACGTTGTGGTACTCCGATTCTTTCTAAAATGCTTTTCACAAAAGCGGGCGAACGATATAATCCTTTTGAAATGTTACTTACATTTTCTCCAGATAGATACTCTTTTATAATATCTTGTAATTCATCTGGTCTTGCTGCTCTGCCCCGATTCTGTGAAACTCTTCTTGCACGATACTCTTTTTGCTCTTGATAGTCGTCGAGTATTTTACTAAGACGAGTAGTATTGTACGAGATGTTTAATATGTTGCACGCTTCTCTCTTTGTTATCGGCTTCGTAGAGTCTGTCGGATTCAAAAGATTGATCACGTGCTTGATGTTGTTGCTCGTCAGATTCTCGTGGCTCTTCTTCTTCAATCTTGGCATTTTCTAATTCTATCTCCAACTTAAATAATAAACAACATATAGCGTGTGCTAGATGTGATAACCCAGACTCTGGATCAAGGTCTTCAGAATCCAGATGTGCAAAAATATGCCGAAGAGCGCCAGAGCTATACCTGGACTGTAAATCTTCAAGTTTTCTCCAATTTTCTTCATCATATTTTTGTGCACCAAATGTTAATACTTTTGCTACTTCATTTATAGCTTTTGGAGGAAGTAAATGCATTTTCGGCTTCTCTCCGTCATATTTAACGCCATCCACGTTGTATTCTCTCCTTTGCAACTTTTAGCGATACTATACTTCCATAAAGCGGAGAAGAGAGTCGTTGGCCTACTGCCTGTAAATATCTTGCTCTCGCATTGCGGTCTTTGTGCTTGTCGCAATAAACTGCATACTCTACTTGATGCGCTTCAAGTTCCATTATAAACCGAAACGCTTCGTCTGTCAAGTATTTTTCCCACCATTGCTCTATTTCTTTTGCTTGTTGTTCTTCATGAATACTCTCGTGTGCGAACAATTCATCGGATATATAAACCCCGCTGGGATTGTAAATAATGTCTCCCCACGTAAATATCTCGCGTCCTTTGAGTTCAAATGTCTCTCGTATTCTTTCAATGATAGGAGGGTATTCTTCAAGTATTCTCATGCATCACTATACCGTCAAGTGTGTTTAAGTACTCGCATGCTTCTTCGTAGTCATTGAACTGTCTTTCCATGATTATTGCATCATCCTTAAAACTGACTACTCTCCAGCGAGGAACACCATCTGCAAAGTGAACCTCCCACATTTTATTTCCATCTTCCATTATTTTGCATTCCCTAAATCTGTGAGCATCCAGCCTTTAATTGTGGATACCCGTATATCTTGAAAAGTGTTTGTGTTTAGATCCCGAACTACGATTGTATCGCTTTTGGGATTTTGCTTGAAAGCAACCCCGTTGAGAGTTGCTTCAATCACTTCTAGTCTTTTTGAATTGACTGTTTCATAAGTGATTCTTACGTCATTCCCTGATTCAAGCATACGAAAGAGTGCTTCCATTATGCAACCCTACACTCACATATTAAATGAACGCCATGCTGCCTACAAATCTTTATTTGCTTATCATAACACTTTACATGGTCAGGAGTCATGTAGTCCCACTGACTTGGTTTACCAGTATAAGTACTGCATCCGAATAGAAAACAGACTACTACTGCAATAACTATTAATCCTCTCATATGTTTATTTGATCCCACATTCTAAGTCTTAGAGCGCGTTCAACATCTCTTCTACTTTGACAAGAGCAGTATACATTTTCATACTTTACGATAGTCTCTGGATCGGGACCATCACATACTTTTATCTTAGTGCTCGGACAATTAACGCTTCTGTCTATCTTTGTTTTAGTTTCTGTAAGAATACTTCCTACGGTTGTAGGTTTATTCGCACATCCAATTAATATAAATATACTACTAACGAGTAATACGTTCTTCATAGCTTGCTTCTTCTTCATTCCACCACGGTGGCTTTTCCCGATATTTCCAGGATGCAAAGGTTGCTTTGTCTTTGTGATAAAAAAGTCGGTAGGCTTCTATTGCGTCTTCTCCTTTAAGCTCATCTGGCATAGCCTGAGCAAATGGAGTGAGTCCAATTCTTGGTATTGATACGGGCTCAGGTAGTCTAAGTGTGACTTCACACACTGACTTATGGCTTTTTCCGTATCGGTATCCATACTCATCATTGAGAGCGATTGCATAGCAATGTAGCCATTCGTGATTATCAAGACTAGTACGAGCCCAGATAGTGCAAGGATGGTTGTGCATTGTTGGAAGATAGGGGAAGTCCCTCGGTTCATTTTTCTTTTTCTCTCGCAATACTGCAAGTTGCTCTTTGGATAGTTTCTCTGGTACATAACCAAAGTACTTATCTACCCACATATTTGTACAGAGCATTTGTGCTGCTTCAAGCGGCATCTTTATGATGTGCTTATCAACGTGGTACTCTGCACAGCGATCTAAATCTTCGTCAAGTATAAAAATATTCATGCCAGTATTATACTGGATTTAGGGATAGTTGTCAAGAAACTTTTTCAAGTCTGCTCATTAATCTTTCGGCACGTTTAGTTACTTGTTTGTGCCAACGAGAGTCTCGTCCCTCTACTGCAGCTTCTTTCCAGTCTTCTTTTTTGAGAGCTGCCATCATTTTCTTAAATTTGCCTAGTCTTGGTCTACCTAGATTAAACATCATGTTTACAAGTATTTCTTGTACTTCACCAGGAAAATCTTCAAAGTAATCTTCTCCATAAAGTATAGCACACTCTCGTACTGCTACATCACAATCTTCTCGAAAACAGTCCATAACTCTTTGATAGGCTACTTTTGTGCCTACAGATTGTCCATATTCTGGATCAGTTTCTTTTACGAGATGTCCAATACCAAAAGTAGCATAGCCAAGATGGTCCTCATAGATTTCATATACAACGCCTTCATCATACATGAGTTGTTCTCTTAATTTTTCAAAGTTCATAATTTCCTCTTGGTCCTTCTTTGGGATTTGGATCATCGTCATCCATGCCCGTAGCATCCATTTCCCTGTGTCTAGGATTATCTTTAACATCCTCTTCTTCGGCCCCGTACCAATTCCAACGACCATCTATCGGATCGTCGTAGTGTTCGCCATCATTGCCATTTTGTCCAATGATATCCATTCTCTTTTCATCCCAGTCTGAGCCGGAATGAGGATCTATATCTTTGAACAAAGGTGTCTCTGCCTTTTGCTGTTGCTTAATCATTTCTAGTTCGTGATTTGTATTTGCTTGCATTCTTCTTTTTGTTTCTTCTTCATAGACCTTCTTTAAACCATCATCCATATTTCTATCCGCTGCTGTGTTCAGTCTTAGCCAAGTTCTTCTTTTCACAAGTTAAACATTCCGAGAACAAAATTTTCAGCGCAATCTTCAGCATACTGCTCACTATGATTGTATAGTCTGCGCACTTCTCGAAGGTAACCTCCTTCTGATAATTTTACATAAAAACCTTGGTCATTTTTATGTACGGAAGCTTTTCTATTTTCATCATCACTCCAATACTCGTGAAGTTTAATGTTTGCCATTTTATTTTTCTCTAGCGATACCTTTTGCTTTTTCATAAGATCTCATTCCACCTAAACCTA